ATTGGAACAAGTCCCCTACGCACTAGAAGGAAGGTATGAACTCAAGCGCAAACTCTTCAGAGCAGTTGCAAACGTTAATATTCTTGAAGGTATTCGCTTTTACGTATCATTCGCTTGCAGTTTTGCGTTTGGCGAACTCAAACTTATGGAAGGAAGTGCAAAAATCATCTCACTGATTGCTAGAGACGAAAACCAGCACCTTGCCATCACCCAAAATATCCTAAATAAATGGAAGCAGGGAGATGATCCCGAAATGGCAAAGATTGCCAAAGAAGAGGAGGGTTGGTTGATTAGTGCATTTGAAAACTGTGTTAATCAAGAGAAACTTTGGGCAGAGTATCTGTTCAAAGATGGTTCCATGATCGGTCTCAATGACAAACTGTTACATCAGTATGTTGAATGGGTTGCGAATCGTAGAATGAAGTCAATTGGACTCAAGCCCATCTATGATATCCCTGCGAAAAATAACCCTCTTCCCTGGACGGAGCATTGGATTTCGTCTAAGGGATTGCAGGTTGCGCCTCAGGAAACAGAAGTCGAATCTTACATTGTTGGAGGTATCAAGCAAGATGTCAAAAAAGACACATTCTCAGGATTCCAACTTTAGACAAATATGGAGTGAGATGGACGATATTGATCCACTCACTCCAACCCCTGCTCAAAGGGAAGTTGAAAGGGAGGATTCTTTAGCAGCGTACCGAGAGGCAGCTGCATCAGATGACTTTCTATTTGGCGACTATGATGCATACGCAGCATACATGAGAGAGGACTAACGTCCTCTCTCTTTTTTTATAAATATCCGTATAGGATAGTGTGTTCGACAGAATGAAGTCGTTTAAACAATATATTACCGAAGCAAAAAAGGGCAATGATCCTTTTCCAGTGTCTGATGCTGATAAGAAAACTCTGCAGCGTCAAACTAGAGCATCAACAGAGTCTGGTGAAAAAATTCGTCAAGGACTTGAATCTGCAAAAGAAAGAACATCTAGAACAAAAAGAACAGTTCCTTCTGCTAAAAAACTTGGTGTAACACCAAGAATATTAGATGCTCCAGATGGTACTAAAACCATCACAAATATGCCAGAGCCTGCTAGAGGCACAAGTAATGAAGTTGTTGATAGACTTGAGAGAACTGTTAAGGATGTAACTGGAAATAAATCTGGTGGTAAAACTGCATCATCATCCAGACCTCGTGGTGCTACTGCAACAGCAGATGATGTTGGATCATTTGTTAGATCTCAGCAAGAAACTGGTAAACCAAAAGCAGTTTCTGATACTTTACAAGACACCGCTGCTCGTAAGAAAGCAGGATATGATTTTCCAAAAGATGCTGGTACTGAAAAACCAAGACGAACTAAACCAGGTTCTTATGTAGTTGATGACAAACCTAAAACTAGAAGTGCTCGAAGAATATCGACTGCTACTAATGTTAAACCTACTGGCAGATTGTCTAGGGGTAACCTAGTATTCCCTGGGGATACAAGCGGTGCTTATGCTGCAGCGAAGGCAAAGATTAAACCATCTGAAGGTGTAAAGCAGGCAGATATTTCTAAATCAATCAAAGCAAGACTAAAAAGTGCAAGGACTGCTAGGACTACACCTCCTACTGTAGCGAAAGTTACTCAATTTATTAAAGGTCAAGAAAAGGGTTATATTGGTAAGAAAGGAACACCAACAGCACAAGGTGTTCAAACATATACTACCAGAAGAGCAACTAAAGGATATGGTGATGCTAATTATGATGCTGCTAAGCGCGGCGTATCAGATCCAAAAGCAGCATCAAAATCTGTTGATAATATTGTAAAGAGAGCAGCTTCTGGTGATAAGTTCGCAAGAAGTGAAGTCAGAAAGTCCTACAAGGCTATGACTAGTAACTATCCTGATATTGTTCCTTCTTCTGCTAGAACAAAAGCAGGTCTTTCTGCTCTTGGAGATAAGAAACCTGCTGCTTCTACTCCTGCTGCACCTGCTCCTAAGGCACCTCCAGCGCCTAAGGCACCAAAGGTTGATGATACTCCAAAGTCAGTAAGAACAACATCTAAGAGTGTTTCTAAGGGTGGTAGCGCAAGCACAGGTGGTAAACCTCCCGTATTGACTAAGTCACGTATTCAGAAGCAACTGAAGTTGGCTCCTACTCCTGCTACACCAGCACCAACTTCAGCACCTAAGTCCAAGGTTACTACAAACTTGACACCTGGACCAGGAGCACCAACTAAACCTGGTGGTTTAAAAGACTTCTTACAAAAAGCAGAAAGAATTACTAAAATTCCTGCTGGTTCTAGAGTTCCATCTTCTGGTGGTAAGAGTAAAGGAACTACACCAGTTAAAGTTGATCCATCTAAAGCGAAGTTTGGTATGGGTCCTGGTAGATCTATCACGAAGACTGGTGGTTCTAGATTGAGAGTTCCTAAGAATCTTGCAGATAAAGTTCAGAAATCTCTCACATCTAGAAGGGCAGCGCCAAGTCTTGGAGTCGGTGGTCAGTCTGTAAGGAAGGATTCTGTTACTCTTCCAAAGTCAGCAACTGCAAGTAAGACAGCATTGCGTGGCAAACTTGCTAATTTCGGAGGTCGTGCATTAGGTGCTGGATTCGCTGCTTATGATACCTATCAGGGTTATAAGACTGCAAGATCCAAAGGATTTGATAAGACAACATCTGTCGCGAGAGGTGCCACTAGAGCAGGTTCTGGTGCCGCTGGTGGATGGGCAGGTGCTAAGGCAGGTGCTGCTCTTGGTTCATTCGCTGGTCCAATTGGAACAGTTGCTGGTGGATTAGTTGGTGGTGCTCTTGGATATGCAGCAGGTTCTGGACTTGCTGACAAAGTTCTGAACTTCTTCGATAAGAAGAGAGGTATCAAAGCACAGACACCAGCACAACCAAAACCTGGTCAACTTCCTAAACAGAAGAAAAAACAACCTCAACAAATCCCATACACAGGAACCTGATATGTACTATAATTACAGCGAAGAAGAAAAGCAATTCTTACACGTCACATACTCTTTACTTGAGGATGGATACAGTGTAGAAGAGATTATTGACCTCTGGGAATCTATGGATGAGCAGCAGGTTGAAGGTGTTCTCGGAGATTTAGTTCTCTCAGAGAGTGTCAATATGTCTGATGAGAAACTCATCTACATCTATGAGAGATTTGGTGCAAAAGCACTTGGAGGTTTTCTCAGTAAGCAGGGTAGCAAGCTCTTTCAGGGTTTGAAAGGACTTGGTAGTAGATTGGCAGGGAAAGGTAATATGGTCTCTAAAGGACGAGGTGGTAGAGTTCGAGTAACTGGACAGGGGCAAAGAATTCCTAAGCGTCAAAAGGTTAAAGATGCTCTTGGAGGTCTTGGAGGTTTTGTTAAGAAACATCCACTTATCACTGCTTTAGGTGCAGGTGCTGGTTATTTGGGATTTAAGGCACTTACGGGAAAACCTGAAGAACAGGGTCCTACACCTGTGACATTTGATAAACCTGGTGAAAGTACTCTTCCAGGACAGCAAACAAAAGGAGATGATGGTAAGAAAAAGGATGGTTTACCATGGTGGAAAACATATCCTAGAGCATCTGCTCCACAATCCACATACAGAAGTAGCAAAAAATTCTACGATAATATTCGGAATTAGTAATTATCTAGTAATTGCTTTTTTAACATTAATGGTGCCTTCAACGACTCTGTCTTTTACGTTGGAGGCATCTTTTAGTACAAGGTCATAAAAATATTTTCCTGGTTTCAAATTTATTGTATCAAATCTCGTCATAGCAATTTCAACTCTTCCAGTCTTTCTATCGGAAGCAAAACTTACAGTAAATGCTGCTGTTCTAGTAGAACCTTCATACCTTCTCATTTCACAGCAGGCAGAAAACCCTGTTAAATCTTTAAGTGAGTTTGATGTTGTATCTTCTAGAACAAAAGTTTGTTCAAAGTCTGTTCCTGTATGAATCAGAAGATCAACAATAAAAGTTTCTTGTGTCATTATGGACAGTTAATAGAGAATCCTGCTCTCACGTTTACAGAACCTTCGACAACAACTACCTTGCTACCGTTAGCTCTAGTCAACATTAAATCATAAAGATATCTTCCTGGTTTTATTGATGCAGTTAACGTATCTGTCATAGACAATTCCAATTTGCCATCCACAGCACTAGTGATGCCAACTGTAAAATCATATGCAGTAGAACTATCAGGATGCTTTCTCATCTGAGCAGCACCACTCATACCTGTTAGGTTGGTTCTAGTTCCACCAGTCTGAAACAATTCAAGAGGTTCCGAAAAGTCAGAATGTGCATCTATTGTTAAATTTCTGACGTAGATTGACATCAGTATAACTCTTTATTGACTATTTATCAAGGGCTTGACAACAGTCGATTCCGTGAGTAGAGTTGCTTTGTTAGGTTTGAAGATAAATAATAGCTCATATAATACATTAGTATGAGTTATGAAAATCCTTGGTTATACTTGGAACGAGTATTTGATAGTGATGATGTTGGGGACTACTTTGGTTTTGTTTATCTCATTACCAATAAGTCAAACCAACGACAATACATTGGGCGAAAGTATTTTTGGTCTTTTAGAAAACCACCAGGGAAGAAAC